AGTATTTGCTAAAAGTTGATCCATAGTTACGTCCAATATTGTTACATCTGGATTTTCTATTTTTAGATCCTGATTATTTTCTACAAAATATTGTTTATTTTTATGAATTTCAAGTCGTAAAAATACGTGCCTAGACGGATCATACCAATATAATATTCTTTTTACTTTACTAGACGGAATCCAATCGTGCCGCGTGAGAACATCAGATATTTTTGAATTCCTTTCAGCAATCCAAAAATACTCATTGTTGCTTTTTGATCGAAAATATTCGCCATTAACACCGCAGTCTGTACAAAAACAATTTCGTGAACCATTTTTAAATAAAGATTCTATTGATTGATTTGGCTCATATGCTGGATTGGACGGCTTATATAGTCCTGGGAAAATAGCCACTAGCGCTTTTGGAAACATATTCATTGTAACGATAATTTGTTATTTAATTCATACAATCGGTAATAATAAAATCAATTTTTTAATAAACTGATACTAAATTATTAGTATCAGTTTGTTACGTATTTTTGTAAATTACTTGTTTTACATTCCACCGGGGAATTTGACGAGATTGGCACCAATACCGAATCCGGCACCACCACGAGCACTTTGAGCCATAGAAGGAACGAACACATCAAGAACACTAAATGTGGCCGCCGCAGTTAAAGCAATAACTACAACCTCTTCGACATTAAGACTTTTCTTGGGAATTGCGTATGCTGCAATTGCCACCATTATACCCTCAATGATGTATTTAATAGCACGCTTAAGAAGTTCGCTAAAATCAAACATATTGCTCATTATACTTATATTATAATGCAATAAAAAAAAATTGACAATAATCATTTTTATAATAAATTACTTAAATATGAATACTACTATTATATATTACTAAATGTCATTTGAAAAGAAAATCACGGACGACGGCAAAGAAAATCCTAAATACATTGATCTATGTGATGAAGATCCTACAATTTCAGGTCAAAAATTTGTTTGTGTCTCCTTTATTTCCCCTGAAAATATATTAAAAAAAAGAGAACATTTTCTTTTTGACGAGTTTGTAAAACAATGGGATTTGACTAAATCTATGTCCAAGTTTTTTGATTTCTTGAACTTCCTTTCTTACAAATACAATCTGAAGATTGAAGATACTTCTAAAGATTTGAATGAATTTATCAAAGAAGAAGAAGAGAACCTGCGTAAATCGACCATCGATGATGATTACAAGAACTTCTTAGATAAAAACGAAGATAAATTAAATGCAGAATTTCAAAAAAATCACACATTTCAAACAAGCGTTCGTGGACTAAAAGTTCGCGGTGTTTTCCCTACTCAAGAAGAAGCTGAAATGAAATGTAAAAAATTACGTGAAATGGATCCCAATTTTGATATCTTTGTTGCGCCTGTTGGTATGTGGCTACCTTGGCATCCAGATCCATACAAGACTGGCGAGGTCAATTTTATGGAGGAGCAATTGAACGAATTACATCACCAAAAATTGAAGAATGAGGATCGTGCCAAAAAGGAATTCGATAAGCGTGTGTTGGATGCAAAGCGTGAAGCAATCAAGAAAAATATTGAATTGGCGCAAAAGAGCAACAATGTATTGACACAGACGATCGATGAAGACGGTAATTTAGTTGGTGTTCGTGAGACAGTAAATTTTGAGGATCGTGAAGTGGCGGAAGATAAGAAAGAAACAAGCGATTTCGATTTAAAAAATGAACTATTAAAATAAATCTTTTAAAATAAAACCACTGGATAATATATAATGAGTTTACGTATCGCGAATATTTATTTTTTGTTATCTCTTATAATAATGGCATTAGTAGTATCACAATTATTTTCTATAGGTAACTTGATGGAAGGTCTTGATTCACAAATGCAATATTTACCGGCTGAATTTTTTCCTGGTGAAGATAGCAATTTTAATTCGCGTTACAAGAATGGATAATTTAGTATAAAATATATCATTATAATTTATATAAAAATGCCAAATGGAACTGGAATTGGATTTAGACAGTCATATAAAAAAAACAATATTGAGAATGTAGGTGTTACAAATCAAAAGAGATTAGATGCTATTAATCAAGAACAGATGTCACGTATTCCAACAACCAGCTATAATTCACCACCAGTTCAACCGGTTCAAGCATTACCTAACGGTGTTGTTTCGTTAGGAAATGGTGTATACGCGCCCGCACCACAACAACCCAAATCTGGTTTATTCGGATTAGGTATTGGTGGTATTTTAGGCGGCAAACGTCAAAATAAAACGAAGAAGAGCCGTAAAGGTGGAATAATACCAGGCATAGATGGATTGAGAGCTATGGTTTTTCCAAAGAAGGCCGCAGCAATCGAACAATGTAAACAAGCGAATCCATCATCTTATTCTATGTTTCCTACGGAGTCTTCTCCATACACAAAATGTTTAGATGAGAATACTACTCGTGGTACAGCACTAGGTACCGTTGCAAATACAGTATTTACACGTGATAATAGTTATGGATTAATTAAAAATCGAGGTGGTAAACGTTCTAAAAAAAACAAGAAGAGCCGTAAAGGTAAAGGTAAAGGTAAATTAGGAAAAAGTCGTAAATCACGTAAATAAATGTATTACACCCGTGAACATTTGAAATCGGACAATCCACTGAAGGTGGATTGCCTTTCAATTGATTTACGGGTAACGTTGCCCTTGAACACTGAACCGGACGCCCTTCGGGTGTCCGGTTTATAATGTTCAAGGGTGTAAAGATATAACAATATATTATTCATATTGTTATATGTTCAGACGTACTATAAAAATCATTCCCAATACATACGGTATTATTCGACGAACAACTAATAATGGTCAGGGTGCGATGTTGTTTATCTGTATGAAATAAATTAGTTTGGAGTAAACATTATACTGTACTCGAAAATACCCAATTCAAATCATTACATACTTTTTTCCATATCATATCTTGTTCTAATTGCTTGTCGCGATCTTTCATCAATGGAATATATGGTAAATATTGTGTTTGGTCTAATAATACACATAACTGATACAAAGTATACGTATAATTAAAAAAATTAGTGCGATTCGCTGGACAATGGATTGCCCAAGGTTTTTGTATTTCGATAAATAATACACACAATGTTTCGTGTAATTCTTCACACATTATTGGCGGTTTAATGCCAAATATCGAGTTAATATATTGAATATGTTCAAAATATTTATTGAACCCCAATTTGCGCAGAATATCACGCATCTTATCGTAATTGATTTCTTTGGCAATATCTGTTATTCGCTCTTTTTTGATGCGATTGCGGATAGCGTCAATAACATTGTTAGGAATTTGTGTTGTCTCTTTGGCTTGAAATTGTGATAAAATTTCTTTGAAATGATTTAGACGTATATATGCAGTGTAGGATACTTCATTCGGTGGTTCTTTGTTCGATGGTTTAGAACTATCAATAATATAGGTAACAAACGATCCGCACGAAAAATTATTGCAAATAAGAATACCTTCTTCGTCTTGCGGGATAAGCTCTCCTTTTTTACAAATAAGACAAACATCCGTAGGAAAAGCAAAATCTTGAATGTTAATAATTTCATTGTTCACATTTTTCCAATATGTTTGACATAATTGTTTAGACTGTTTATATTTAGTGCTGTTAAGACAAGATGATTCTTCATCGACGGCTTTTATTTTAAAAAATGAATTGAGAACATTGGTATTTTTGTTGTTCTCTCCATTCGAAATATTTTTTTTTTCTTCAAAATAATCGAAGATATATTTAGAATTTTTTAAAAAATAATCCTTTTTCATATTATTTAGATCTTTGATATCTCGTTTTAAGATATCTATTTTGTCTTTGGTTTCTAAAAATTCTTCTATTTGATGATCTTGTAATGATTTGATAAAATTTTTTAATCGTTTTTTTTCTTCCATCATTTTAGGTATAATTTCAGACTGATTTTTATGAAATTTTAGTAACATTTCAGTATGCATTTTATCTATGGAATGTAGTGATTGTACATTCTCTTCTTTTTTTTTTAATGTCATAAATTCATAATATTATGACATTTATTTATTTAAACCATTTTTATAGCTCTTTTCTTTTCTTTGTTAAATGTGGAAAAAACAGAGTTATTTAGTAAATAACATTATATATATCTCGGTTCAATAAATGGATAATAATTCCATACGTATGGATAAAACAATTTTCCGTAAAATGACATTTATTATGAATGCTTTAGAAAAAGGATGGACCGTAAAAAAAAAAAATGACGAATATATTTTTTCGAAAAAGCACGAGAATCGACGAGAAATATTTAAAGAATCGTATCTACGTGAATTTGTTGAGATGAATATGCAATTACCAGAAGCTAAATAATAATATAATATTATATTATAATTGTATTATGAGTTGCGAATTTGTTCAAGGAGAAGGTAATGAAGTCAATCGGTGTTATAAAGTATGTTCTAGTGGCAAAGAAGAAATTAAACAAAACAATGTAGAATATAAACATTGTCCTAAATTTGAGTATGATCACACAAAACCGCTGCCACGTGGTGGTGGAAAATCGCGAAAAACATCCAAGTCGCGCAAAACAAAACAAAATAAACGTAAGAAGCGTTCAACGCGCCGTAGACGTTAAAAATCTTTCACCTTACGTGTTTTACGACCGTATTTGCAATGTTGACGTTGGGAAAATCCTTTGGGACGTTTGCAGTTAATACTCTTCTTGTATTTCATCGACCATTTACGTCGAGGTTTGTTCTTTAATGTTTTAGTGTACATTTTATATAAATACACACTAAATTATTTATTGGTTAAGTATTCTAAATGCCTAGTAGACTGGTTGTTATTTGAAATAAGAATCACACCAGCAATGATGGCAAAAATACCCGATAATCCATAGATATCCAAGCGTTCTTTTAAAAATAGATAAGCGAAGATTAATGTAAATACCGGTGACGAATAAATTAATGCTGAAATAAGAGACGATTCGTGATCTTTCAAAATATAATAATAGATGAGATTCGCCATAAATACAGTAAAAAAGGATAAAGCTGTTAAAATACTTAAATCCCGGGCTGTCATTTTTTGTAAATCCGCCATTACCTCCTTATTTTTAATGATGGAAGTTACAATTAACAATGCAAAATACACAATACTAGATACCAACATTATCGTGATATGATTGTATTTTTTTAACAGATGTTTATGAATAACCGGCTGAACACCCCATAAGAATGAAATTAGGAGCGCAAGGAAAATATAAAGTTCCATCTACACTATCGATGTATAAAAAATTGAAATACTTTATGATAATTATTTAATAGCACACTCAAACAAATATGTCTTCAGTAACATCAATTCGGGATCCCGATCCATCCGTTTGTTTGGCTGGTATGGATGGAGCAGCTTTGGCAGCTATCGCTAGTCCAGCAGAACTTGTTGTAAAGGGTTTGACCCAACAACAAGCTGTTACAATGTTTAATTTATTGCAAGCATTCAAACAACAAGGTGTACCAGAGAGCTTGCTCAATTCACCCAGAAAAACCCCCTCTTTACAGTGAATGATATGATGACAAATTATGAATTAAACGAACAAAATTAAAATATAAAAAATATAAAAATAAAAACTGGTGAAATAATCACTTGTTTTTTTTATATTAGCAAATATGGTAACGTGAATTCAGAAATTATAATTATTGATTTGTATTGATTTAATAAGTGAATTAAATACCTTTTCTGAAATTATTTTCTTTAGGGATAATATATAATAAGAAATGGGAGGTGCACTCATGCAATTAGTAGCTTATGGCGCTCAGGATGTTTTCCTCACGGGAACTCCTGAAATCACTTTCTGGAAGGTGTCTTACCGACGCCACACAAACTTTGCGATGGAATCCATCGAACAAACTTTCTCTGGCCAAGCCGATTTCGGTCGCCGAGTCACCTGCACGATCTCCCGTAACGGCGATCTTTGCTACCGCACTTACCTCCAAGTCACTCTTCCTGAAATCAACCAAATGATGAACCCTACCCCCAACACCGCCAACGTCTCTGACGGTGTCTATGCTCGTTGGTTGGACTACATCGGTGAGCAACTTATTGCCCAGGTTGAAGTTGAAATTGGTGGTCAACGCATTGATCGCCAATATGGTGACTGGATGCACATCTGGAACCAACTTACAATGAGCGAGGAGCAAAAACGTGGCTACTTCAAAATGATCGGTCACACCACTCAGCTCACCTACATCACCGACCCCACCTTCGCCAACGTCTCCGGACCTTGCGCGGCTGCCGGTGGTCCTGCTCAAGTGTGCGCTCCCCGTAACGCACTCCCTGAGACCACCCTTTACATTCCCTTGTTGTTCTGGTTTTGCCGCAACCCCGGTTTGGCTCTTCCTTTGATCGCTCTCCAATACCACGAAGTCAAAATCAACATTGATTTCCGTCCTATTGGTGAATGCTTGTGGGCTGTCAAGACTCTTGGCGCCACCTCTGGCACCCAATCTCTTACCCAAGCTTACCAACAATCTCTTGTTGCCGCTTCTCTCTACATCGACTATATCTTCTTGGATACCGATGAACGTCGTAAGATGGCACAAAACCCTCACGAATACCTCATTGAACAACTCCAATTCACTGGTGATGAATCTGTCGGATCTTCCTCCAACAAGATCAAGCTCAATTTCAATCACCCTTGCAAGGAGTTGATCTGGGTTGTTCAACCCGATTCCAACGTGGATTACTGCGCCTCTTTGGATGCCTCCACCGCTCTCTTCCGTACCTTGGGTGCCCAACCCTTCAACTACACAGATGCGATCGATGCTCTTCCCAACGCCATCCACGCCTTCGGTGGTCCTAATGAGACCGCTGGTACCAACGCCTTCATCAACACCACTGGTCTCTTCCAAATGCCTGGTTCTGCTGATACCCAAACCCCTACTTCCGCACAAGTTTGGGATGGTGTCGCCACCAGTTATCTTCCTTTCGATACCCAGAACGGTACCAACACTGGCTCCACTGTCTCTGATGCCGGCACCTTCGTGCTTTCCGAGACCGCCCTCGATATGCACTGTTGGGGCGAGAACCCCGTCGTCACCGCTAAGCTCCAACTTAACGGCCAAGATCGTTTCTCTGAACGTGAAGGATCTTACTTCGACGTTGTTCAACCTTACCAACACCACACCCGTGCCCCTGATTGCGGCATCAACGTGTACTCATTCGCCCTCCGCCCCGAGGAACACCAACCTAGCGGCACGTGCAATTTCTCACGAATTGATAACGCCACACTGCAGTTGGTGCTCTCAGCACCTACTGTTGCTGGAACTGCCACTGCCAAAGTACGTGTTTACGCCGTTAACTACAACGTGCTCCGCGTGATGAGTGGTATGGCCGGCGTGGCTTATAGTAATTAAACACTGTTCTGAAAAGAATTCTGTTTTTTTTAATAAATACTAAAAATGTTTGCTCTGCCGATAGGGAAAGCAAAATCAACACAACATAAATGATTACAATGTATTGTTTTGATTATAAAAAGCAAAAATAATATAAAGAAAGCCTTTATATTATTCATAATAATTCTTTATATTTTATTTCTGTTGGTTTTTTAGTTTGTTTCATAATCCATTCAGCATTTATTTCAATCAGATTTGTTACACCTAACATTTTAAGTTCATTTATTTTTGTTTGTGATGTAGGGTTTGTATGACAAATTTCAATAAACCATAACGGACTACCTTTATGTGTTAAAACAACATCAATAACTCTTTTTGGAAATATTCCTAGAGCAATACATTCGTTGTATGTAGGGACATATTCACTTTGTAATTTTTCTTTATTTTCATCACTTATATCTTCTGTTATTTTTGGATTTGTTAATATTTCATCCCAATTACTGTAAACTGAATCATAATCTTTATTATTTACTATAGGATATTCAAACCAAACACCACATTCTCTATTAGGACGAATGTAACCGAGATTGGTTTTACTTGACTCGTCACCACCATAAAACCATTCTTTTAACACTTCTTTTGCCATTTTATGCTTATAACTTTCATTTTCTGTAAAATGTATCATGTTGGGTTGGTTACATATAACACATAATCTATATTTATATTCATTTTTTTTAATTATTAGGTATTAGAAATTAAAAATATGTGATTTTTGTAGTTACATTATCTGTCGATTTCAACAAGCAAAGCTTGTTTCCATCTACAGATAATCTGGGTTTTACTACGTTACACTCCGTAAAACCCACATAAAGGTTTTTATTTTTCTTATACCCATATGTTCCATTAGATAAATTACATTTTTTACATAATGATTTGAAAACTGCTTTATTGTCGTGATAATTTACCCAATTTTGTTGTAAATCTTTATCTTCAAATTCATAAAGATTATTATTATTTTCTAAAACTTTTATTGAACTGAAATCTATTTTGTTATCGTAAATAAATTCATCAAGAAGTTGCTGAAATGTGTATTTATAATGGTCTATATGTAAAGTATCTATAATTTCTTCACATTGTTGGCAGATAATACCTGTAAAATTAAGAAAGAACTGTTTTCTTTTGGTATTACTAATAACATCACGAAATGTTCTCATAATTCTATTTACATTATTTTCGGTTTTACTATATTTATTAAATAATGCTCTTAAACAATATTTATACGATACATCATCTTCTATATCATCACAATAATTTTTAATATATAATGCTTTACCATTAAATGGTGGTCGTATTTTTACAACAAGGTATTCAATATCTTTTATTTTATCTTTATTTGGGTGACATTTTAATAATAATTCAATATCATTGTCATGAAATGGTGTATCAATTGGTTGATTATTTATAAATGATGTAACATATTTTGTTCCCTTCGTAATATTTCCAAATTTATTTTGTAAATAAACATTCTCGGTCATTCTCTACATAAATAGTATGATTTAATTTCTATATTGTTTATGTGAAAAACTAAAAATAAGTGATAAAACACTTAATAAAGCTTTAAATAGCGGTCAAGCTTATAATGGATGCCATTACAAATTTATTGATAATAAATTATCTTGTTTTTAGTTATTATTATTTGTAGATTTTATACAAATAATATTTACCACCACGATCGAGATTTGCGCGTTTTTCTTTGTTTCTTGCCACTGCGCTTGGTTTTTCTCTTTTTTTTTCCGCCCATCATCGGAAACAGTTTTGCTTTAATTTTATCGGCTTCCTCAGAATTTATTTTACCTTCATTTGTTAATTCTTTTAATCTAGTAGATAATATTTTTTTTTCACGTTCGCTTAATTCAGGCATTTATATATTAACTAAATATTTTAATTATAATATATCCAACAAAAAATTACGCATTTCCGGATGATTTTCGACAGCCTTGTACGGATGGAATACATAAAACATTTTATCGTGCGTGACCGCTATCGGCGGAATATCACCTTGTACTACAGTAATAAATTGTGGGGGTGTACAAACAGCTAAATTATTATGAATCGCCAATGTATTCAACAACGCTTCGATAAAAAAAATGGTTTTTTTTTCATTAGCATATTTTCTAACTTGTTTCAATAGTGCGGACGAAACGCGACAAATACAAATTAAACTATACGCCCACGGTAATTCGATTTTATTTATGACTTGATTCCAATGCCACCATCCTTCCATATTATACTCATATTTAATGGTATGACTGCGTGTTAATAAGTCGCATTTTTTATACTGATCATCTATTTTTATCAAAGTGGCTTCAGAAAATAAAAACACATCATCTTCCATAAACCACACATTTTCATATTTAGTTTCTATGTGAGAAAAATAATATATTGCTTTGTCCCACGACATTACAGGAGGCAATTTTGTGGCGGTACTTGAACCAATAAATCCGTTATGTTCGCATTCTGCATTTTCAATTTGAATAAATTGAATTGTAGGATATAATTCTTTATATATTTCAGTGTAGTTTTCACTATTGTCGTCTATCATAATAAAAACATCATAATGAGTGAATGTTTTCAAAAAATCCAACCAAATGATATTGGGTTTTCGTGTAATTAATACTACAGCAAATGACATTAATAACATATATAATAACACTTTTATATATTTTATTTATTAAGTGAATTTTATCGTTGAACCCATTGTTGTAATATTTTGTTGCGGTTGAAATAACGAAAAATTTACAGGTAAAATGGTATCAACCTTTTTAATGGTTTGTGATGTTGTCATTATCACTTTTTTATTGTTCAATTTATCGCGTATTTTTTGATGTTTTGTAACATCTTTGATCGGGTGAAACAAATACATTTTGTTATCGAAATGAATGAGATTTTCACTGTCTCCCATATGATCAATCAATTTAAATTGTTCTATTTTCCCATTTCCACCAGGAACACGACCACCGATGCGCATATGATTTTGTTCAGCCAATGTATTAAACATTGCTTCGATAAAAAATAATCCGCCTTTTTTTTTGGCATATTCTGCAATTCGCTGCAACAATAATTTTGATAAACGACAAATGCAAACAAGTGAACACGCCCACGGTAATTCAACATTCCCTTTCACGTGCTTCCAGTGCCAGTCCAAAATTTGATCTTCATTCTTGATATTGTGATTTTTTGTAAGTAAATCTTCTTCGGGGAATTCTTCATCTAATTTTAATAGTACGTCTTCAGAATACAAGAAAACGTCCTCTTCAAAAAACCATACATTTTCATACTGAGTACAATGTCGCGAAAAATAATACAATCCCTTGTCCCAAGCAACAACTCTAGGTAGGTTTGTCGCAGTACTACTATCTACAAATCTATTAAATAAACAGTCATTCTTGCTAATTTGAATGAATGTTATATCAGGATAATCTTTACTGTAGATTTTATCATAATTTTCTAATTTAGGGCTCTCGTCGATAATGACATAAATATCATAATGTTGAAATGTACTCAAAAAATCCAACCATTGAACGTCGGGTTTTCGTGTTAATAAAGCTACCGCATTTTTTGACATTAAATAATATATTATCCGACAAGTTACATTTATATATTTTTCAAAAATTAACTTAAATAATTCTGAAAATTATTACCATCTATATGTCAACATCTCATTCATCACAATTGACAACACAAAATAGTTTATTGTTAAACAATTTAATGCAATTTTATAACAACAAGGACAATTTACATAAAATGATTAAAATTATTAATGGAGAATCTAAAATTTCTCTGCGTATTGTCGATTGGTTTGTAACAAATTATGCGAAAATGAATTTTACTGTATATAAATTGTCAGATAATCCGGAAGACTGCGAACGATTCAAAGTATATCACGATTACAAATTGAAATTACGAGCTTATTCAAAAAAACGATTTGATCCTTTTTGTAGATGGGAAAGAATATCTATACCGTATGATGAAATGAATTATATGGAAACTACCATTGGCCAATTGAATTTTTTTAAATGGGCAATTGAGAACCGGATCATAGAATATATTGAAAAAAATTATGTAGAAATAGAAAATGATATGAATGATCGTAATAGTACATCTAAACGCAAAATTTCATTGGATAATGATGATCCTAACAATAAAACACGAAAGAAGCGCGAGGAATTATCTGTATCTGCGTGCAAATGTATTAAAAAAGAAATGGTTAAAATAGTAGTTAAATTTAATACGTAAAAATAGTATAAAACTATTTCTATTAAAATGATAATTATGAATAAAGAATTATCATTTAATTTAGATCGTGCATTGTTTGCCAATATTAAAATACCGATTATTATTAAAGAAAATAATGATATTGAGTATTTAAACGAATATGCCAACATTTTTTTTGAAAAATGTAGTGAAATTCCTGAAAAACAACAACAATTATTAAATATCGATTTTTCGAAATTATTAGAAAATCCCAAAATAGAAGCGGTAGTACCAGAAGAACTAGAAGAACCAGAAAAACCAGTAGTACCAGTAGTACCAGAAAAACCAACTATAGGTTTATCATTAACTGTTTCACCTGAAGAAATAAAACGGCATAAACGCTCATTAAATTATTCCTTTAAAAACAAAAGCGCAAAATCAACAAATTTCTCAAAAAAAAATCTACATTAAGACAATGCTGGACGTTGATTTGTTTCTGCGACAAAAACATCAGGCATAATCATCGATGGTTTATTTACCATTGTTAAACTCTGTAATGTTTTCAATTCGGGTTTAATATCTCCCTGAGGAGTTACTAAATTAGTAGAGTTAATACCAAACAAAAATGATTCAATATCACGTGAATTATTTGATAATTCGGTAGGCGCCATTTTAGTAGGCAACAATCCATCACCTGGTAAATAAGGTGTTACCGGTACACCGTTTCCAGAATGTATATAAGTATTGTATAAGCGTTTTTCATAATATTGTTTTTGTTCAAGTTCATAATTTCCTGTAGTATTTTTATTTCTTGTCGAAGCCATATACTATATGGTAACTAAATATTATTATCTTTTAATTTTATTTAATAATTCAATATAAATTGGGTTAGTTTCAGTAAAACTGGTAGGTTCAATAAAATAAATAAACAATAATTTATGAAACAGTATAAGATAGTCAAACGAAAATAATATCGCCAAACCCATTTCTAAATTATCTGACATCAGTATTTCAGCGGATTTTTCAAATAATTTTTGCATTAAAATATTGTCCTTGGTATGATTAAATACAAATGCGATTCCGTTTTCAATAGCTGTGCCGTCATATAACACATCGTTTATATCTGATATATGGTAATCTATTTCCATAATAAATAATTTTTGTATTTGACTGCGATATTCGTCATTATTTTTGTAATCAATGTTATAATGAATATTATAATATTTGAACTCCATAAAATACTTTATTTATACTAAATAAAGTATTTTATATTATTTTTTGCTCTTTTTATTTTTATTTTTTTTTGTTTTACGACGTTTAATGCGACGTTTAAAACGTGACATTCTTTTCCTATAAGTTCTCTGACCACCTCTATGAGTTGTTGCCTCATTGTTGGCAATTATATCAAAAGGTGGTTTGTAAGGTACACTATTTATAGACGAATTATTGTTAATAATATTATTAGAGGGAATTTTTTCCCATTCTGTATTGTAAGTTGTAATTTGACCCACCATTATAATATATAAATATATATTCTGTAATTAATAGATTATAGAATATATTTATTTCTTTCCCTTTCCCTTTCTATTTTTACGTGTTTTTTTATTACTCTTGCGTTGTTTTCTCGATTTCTTTACTTTACTCGTTTTATTTTTAAACAAAAATCCAAACATATTATACTATATTATAACATTATAATAATTAGTTAAATTAATATTTGTTGCTTGGTCGATGAGATCCCGAT